GGTAGTTCTGCGCCAGTAAATATCTATCCATCAGACAGTGATGTCATGTCAAAGACAACTAGAGACGACAAGAATAAAGACAGACTTGAGAACGGAAACTATGTTGAAGAGACTGCTTCTCATTATGTTTTAATTGTTGAAGATAAAGATGTGTCTAGCACTGCAATGATGACAATGAAATCTACTCAAAGAAAAAAGTCTAAGAAGTGGAATTCCATGATGATGTCAGTTCGAGAGAAGAAAAAAGATGGATCTGGTTACTTTAAACCAGCACCATTTACTCAGATGTACACACTCAAAACGGTATTAGAAAAGAATAATCTTGGTTCTTGGTACGGTTGGGAGATTGAACATCAAGGTACAATTCAATCAAAAGATGTCTTGGAAGCGGCTTATACTTTTTACAACAGCTGTAAACAAGGGGCTGTAAAAGTTAATCACGATAAAGAAGAGTCCGTAGAGAAAACACCATTCTAGTATGGACATACTTGACAAAACCCTGGGGGAGTTTGTAGAACTCTTCCAGGGTTCAAATACATATTTTGGAGCTTCCAAACCTCTAGGACAAACACGTAGTCGAGACGGTAAGCAAGAGTTCAGACATTGGGTTGAGCCTAATCCAATGACCAAAGAACATTGGTTACAACATTTAAAAGGAGAAGCTTACTATGGATCTGTCCCTATCAGAGATGATAATACATGCAGTTGGGGGGTCATCGATGTTGATCGTTATAATATACAGCATAAGGAAATTATATCGATTATACGGAAAAGGAAATACCCATTAATTCCATTCAGATCTAAATCTAATGGATTACATTTAATATTATTTATAGATGGTGTTGTCGAAGCATCATCAATGCGAAAAAAATTAATTGAACTTGCTTCTGATTTAGGAATCAATGATTCAACAACAGATATTTATCCAGCACAAGATCAAGTTGATTTAACCCCGGAAAAGTGGGACGACAAACACAAAGGTAGTTTTGTAAATCTACCGTATCAAAAAGCACACATGACAACTAGGTTAGCGATGGATGATAATGCTAACGGAATAAAATTAGAAAACTTATACGAATTTGTATCTCAACACAGACTCACACCTGAACAATTTAAAAAATTAAAAATATTTCAAGATGATGAAACAAAAGATTACCCTCCTTGTGTAATCAACTTTATGAAAAACAAAGTTAAAAAAGGAGAAGGCCGTAACGATGCAATGTTCAATGTTGCAGTATTAAGCAAGAAAATAAACCCTGATCCCGTCATGTATCAAGATTGGACAAGAAAAATGATGAACAAGGTATGCAGTGAAGAATTACATCCAAAAGAATTAGAAAATATTTTTAGAGGCGTTGAGAACAAAGACTATGCTTATAAATGTAAAACATCTATTGCTAGAGTGCATTGTGTATCTAGCACATGTGTAAGAAGAAAATACGGAATAGGTTTGAATGAAGCAATTCCTGAGGTGGGTAAATTAATTAAAGTAAATTCATATCCTGAACCATATTGGATTTTACCAATACAAGGTAAATCAGTTCGTTTATCTACAAAACAATTATATCAACAACAACTACTAGGAGAACAATTATTAAACTACGATATAGTTTGGCGACCTCTTAAACCATCTAAACGTGATCCTGATCCTTACAGAGATTGGTTGGAAGAGTTAGTCTCTAACAAACAAGACATGGAAGGTTTTGATGCACATGAAGAACAAAGTGATGTCTTTAATTCTAGACTATCACAATTTCTTGAGGACGTGGAGGACACAACAGAGTTTGATCAAATCGATTCTGGTAACATTTGGATTGATAAAGTTGAAATGAGATTTAAGCTAGAAACCTTTAGAAAGTTTATGAAAAAAATGGGGTATAATTGGTCAGAAAAAGATTGTACTAAATTTTTAGAAGCGGGAGGGGCAATACCTAAAAAGAAATTTCAAAACATTGACACACGTCATTGGGTTGTAAATTTACCAAAACAAACAGAGCATAAAAATAAAGATGTCAAATTCGTTAAACAAAAAGCTGCGTGGGAAGACAATTAAAATTTTTGGACCTCCTGGAACGGGTAAGACTGAAAACTTACTCAAAAGAGTTCAAAGGTATCTTAAACAAGGAATATCACCGTCCGAAATATGTTACATATCTTTTACAAATAAAGCCGTTGATGAATGCGTTAGTAGAGTTAGAAAAAAATTTAAAGAATATGATGAGGATGATTTTGTATACTTTCGAACATTACATTCTTTGGCCCGACAACAGTTTGCTGAAATTCCCGTATTAGATCCTAGAGCAGATTTATTAATGTTCCATACTCAATACGGCACTGTAAAAATAAATTTTAAAAACGAATATGATGAGGCTAAAGTTTATAACAATTGGTCCTTGC